TCATTGGGCTCCTCCGGCGTAACGCAGCGCCCTGCACATTTCGAGAAGGTCAGAGAAGACGAACAAGTCGTCATCGGTGATCCGGTCGCTGTCCATGTTGCTCAACTGCCGATGGACATAGTCGAAGTAGATGCTCGCCTTCAGGTCACTGTGCATTGTGTCGATCCCGGCGCAGACCTGGAGCAGCGGGGCATTGTCCTGCACTGGGATCAGGCTGAACGGCTCTTCTTTGGTGAGGGGGGTGTCAGACACGGGCGGCCTCCTTCAGCGGCTGGCGGCACACGTCCCGCTCGTTGTCACGCAGGTAGGTGAGCAGGTCCTCCGACTCGGAGAGGAGGCTCTCCATGCCCAGCATGAGGCAGTCCACGGCATGCTCAGTCAGCGGGGCGTACAGAACACGCTCGTCTTCCTCGCAGGTATCCCGCAGATCCTGCTTGGACGTCAAGTCGCGGCGGATCACGTCAAGGATGGCGATGGCTGCCTTGGTGTTCTGGTCGACCCGGACCAAGCGGTTGGTCAGGCAGTCGGAGAGAGGGTTGTCCCTCCACATTGAGCTCAGGTAGTGCTCGCTGATTGCGAGGCGGGGGGCTACGGCCGGCTCTGCCGGGGGTACACTGTTCTTCGCCATGTTGGCTTCCTTGATCTGGTCGATTACGGGTGCGGCTTGGCAGACGGCTCGAGCGTTCCCGCGCTCGGGCCGTCACTGTTTTTGAGGTTCCAGTCGGGCCGGAAAGTAACCGCCCGATCCACAGAATGGCTCGACGGTGCGTAGACATGTAGTTCGGCCTTGTTCTTGTGGGCTCCTCGCACTTGTACTTGGATACCGTCGCCGATGTAGACGGTCGTTCCAGCCTTCACCGTCATGACGATTGGTCTACTGCGTGGGGTAGGTGTTTCCCTACTCATGTTTCAGGTTTCCTTTGTTCAGGTCCGCGTGTGAAAATGCAAAAGTCGGGGGATGTGCGTCACTCGCTGCAGCGACGCAAAGAACGACGTTCGGATTGTTGGCGACTGCGATCTCAATCATTCGTAGCGGAACCAGCACGACCGCTGCGCCGGCCATGGCCACCCAGGCCACACGAAGAAGCCTAGATGACGATCGACTCGGCGACGTGCCGTAACCGCCGCTCTGACAAGGGGGGTTAGGATTCATGCCGCTGCCTTTGCCAGTTCGGCGCCAATGCGAGCGATGCCCTTTGGTGTGATCCTCGCTTGCTCAACGACCTTGTCGGTTCCGTCTTCGCGCTGGACAGTCGTGACCTTGTGGCACATGGCGCCCTGCTGGATCCTCTCCTGATAGGCCAGCCAACCGCTGTGGCCCGGACGTTGGTAGACCCAGCCATGAGCCACCAGCCAGCGCCGCAGATCTACCGGGCGGACCTGCAGAACCTTGGCCGCGTCTCGCATACACAGTGAGCCATCGGCTGCAGCTATTCGATTCAGCGTGGCCACCTGCGGTGCCTGCTCGGCGACCGTCTGTTCCAGACTGATTACTTTCTCGGTGTAGGTCAGAAGCAGGCCGCGCATCGCAGTGGGATCGTTCAAGACGGCCATCGGATCGGAGGCCCGCATCTTGATCCTTTGGGCCATATCAAAGAAGGCCCTCACCAGGGACTTCTTGAAAGAGCGCACGATAGGGCTGTTCCGCATGTAGGTCAGGAGCAGGGTCGCCTGCTGCTCGTTCAGTTCTGCGTAGTCGGTGCTACCGCCTCCGTGTTGGCCGGGTGATCTTGGTCGCGTTTCAAACGCGAGCAAGCCGAACTCCTCCAGATCGGCGCGATAGCTTCGCACTAGCTCCAAGACGTTCTTGTGCTGAGTTCCGGTCCCCTCAGAAATCGCGAGGGTGGTGGTCACGGCGGTGTCGCCGCTCAGGGTTACGAGCTCCGTCACGGTGATGGCTCCTGGTTGAAGGTGCGTTCGAGCCGGGCAAGGATTTCGCCGTTAAAAGTCCGGTGGTTGCGTTCCGCTGCCTTATGGAGCAGTTCGTGTAGAGCTGGCGGCATTCGCAGGGCGGTCTTCACGTATTCGGCCTGGCCTGACTTCCTGGTCTTGGTGCTGGTCATCGTCACTCCGGCTAGTGGCACTACCGTAGTGGCACAAATAGGAAATCATGCCACTACAGTAGTGTCAAGCATTGGGTACTAGTTCAGTGGCAGAATTACGGCATGGCTACTGACGACCTTGTTCGCACCCAGATCCGGCTCCCTGCCGAACTCCACAAGCGCTTGGTGGACTCGGCGGATCAGGCCGGAAGATCGGTTAACGCTGAGATGGTCTTTCGGCTCGAAAGCACTTATCCGGCGTCCTTGGAGGTGCAGCTCATCACGGCACGCCGCGATGATCTGGCCCGTCTTGACGCGGAGAATCAGGCGATCAATAGCCAGATCGCGGATCTGAATATTCAGCTTTCGCAACCCAGCAAGAAGAAGATCCGGGGCCAAATTCAGGAAGCAATTGCATCGCTTGGCCGTAGGCAGCTGGCCATCAGGAGTCTTCGTCTGACTACCGAAATTGAGATTGAAAAGCTGCTGAAGTTGGCGCAGGCAGAAGCCGGAGAGCAAGCCGAAAGCTGAGTTCACGCCGGTGGCCTCCCATCACGCGCCACCCATGTCATGATCCGCTCCGGGACTACCGACAGGGGGATCCCATGACTAGGAAGACCGTCAGCATTCTGCTCATCGTGTTTGTCGCACTGGCTGTCGTGATCTACACGCAGCTCACGATCTTCGTCATCCAGCCCATCGGCGCCATTCCCGAGGGCAAAACGCTGGTCATCCTTCGGCTCAACAAGACCGAGTTCATCGACAGCGCCGATGCCATGTGCGAGCGAGAGATGGGTAGCGTCTCGTTGCTTTGCCGCATGGGGATGATGGGCGGTGTCGCGAGCAACAGCACTGTCTTGCTCCGCTTGCCGTACAGCCAGGCGCTTTACGACATTTCCACGGGCGGCAAGAGTTACGACCGCTGAAGACGGTCTACGGCGACAGTCTGCTTGCTTGTGGGCGAGGGTAGAGCCGCTTCGGCAGCTACCCGCGAGAGTCTTCATTGGTTCACCCCATCGTTCGGCCGTTGCCAGCATGGGGTTAGAGTACAATTAAAATTGTGAAGTAATCAACAATAGTTGTTGTAGATATTTGGAAATCACCATTTCTGTTGTGGAACGAAGGCTTCGACCAAAGAAAAACCCCGCCGAAGCGGGGTTCTTTGGTTCGGTGGGTGGTGGGGACTATTGGGCGACGGAGATCAAGTCGCTGATGAAGATGGTCTCAATGTCGCCGTCCCGCAGGACCGGCTTGCCCCTCACAGTAATCTGCGTCGCGTTTGCCATAGCGGTCGCATAAGGACTAGGGATGATATCTGCCAGTGGATCGGTGATTCGCACCTTGATGCGCTTCCCATCATCGTCAGACAGCCGGATTTTCCCCGTCTTGGTCTCGGTGTCCAGCTCTGTAATCACCAATTCCCAGGATCGGTCAGCCCCCACTTCTGTTTCGCCGGGGGCGCGGATCGCCTCGGCGGCAGCCTCATCAATTACGTAACGACCAGCAACCGTCATGGTCCCAACAGATCTGCCTACAGGCGCGACAGCCTGTCGGATCGCCGGCCTCAGCGCGTCCGCCATCTTTTCGAGGGTGGCATGCAGCTGCTCCTGGCTCTTTCCCTGAAGATCCAGCACTTTGTCCAAGGTGTCTTTGAGGGCTTTCATCTCTTCTTTGTTCCCGCTCGCTCTCGCGAAGAGCCATGTGACGATTGAGCCGACAGCTGCTGAAGCGGAACCTGCGAACAGTGGGTGCTGCGCAACGGATTGGATGAGCGCCACGATTGTATAGCAATTGGCCACCGGCTCCTTGACCAGAACCCGCACATCCATCGCCTGATACTGCTTGACGTACTCGCCCGTCACCACGAAGTTTCCGGTCATGGCAAGCACTCGTGCCATGCCCTGCATTGATTCACCTAGCACATTCAGCTCGATGCTATGTGCATCCGCATCTCCGCCGTCATATCGGATTGGCACTACTGCCAGGTTCTCATCTTCTCCAATGCCTTCGTCGATCATCGTCCTTCCCCTGTTGAATGCCCGTCAATGGGCTCTTTGAATCGGTACATGAACTGGGCTGCCACTCACGTTCCCATACTGGGCGACGATCTCCCGCGCCCTGGCGATTTCCTGAAGCGCTAGTGCATCCATTCAATGGTCCCCTAGACTCAGTCAGCCCAACCACCAATCCAGTGCACACGGCCGACGACCGTGATTGGTTCCCGCTTGGAGTCCATCCGTCGCGGCTTCTGCCACTGGTGGTCTCCCTTTGGGTTGTCGCTCGCGAAGAATACCGTGCCATCCAGGATCATGGCTCGCTTCACGTAGTACTCCGGGTTGGCAGCGCCATGGACCTGGATCAGGTACAGCACGCCATCTACAACCCGCGTGTCTGAGGTGTCGAACAGGATTGCGTCGCCGTCCTCAATGGTCGGTTCCATCGAGTCGCCCTTGCCGTAGTAGATGGCCAGGTTCCGCCCATAGATGCCCCGCCGCCGCAGGCTGGTCTTCTTGAACTTCAGGCTGTGGGTCTCGGCATACTCCTCTGCCTCGGCACCCGCAGCCCCCAGGCCAACAGCCTGGGAATAGCCAGTGACGTCGGTGTACTCGTTGTCGTCAGCCTGATGAGCCTGAGGCGGCGTCCCCAGCATGTCGCCCACGCCTAGCGCCAACCACAGTGGGTCGACGTCCAGTGACCGGGCAATCTCGGCAAGCGCACCAGTCTTCTTGGCCTTGCCGGATTCGAGCTGGGCAATGGCCTGTTGGGAAATCCCCACAGACTTGGCGAGGGCGGTTTGAGACAGGCCGGAGCGCTCGCGCGCCGCGACCAGTCGCTCAGCAAGGGTCGTATCCATACCGGGAGCGTGACCATCCTTGTTGTGATCGTCAAACAATTATAGTTGTGGTTCCACAGGAAAAGTAGTAGCCTCCCTTCCTATGAGCGAACCCCTTGAACATCTCAGGGCCGCGGTTGCCGCGGCTGGTGGCCAGAAAGCGTTGGCGGATCTGATTACCGCTTTGGGGCATCCCATTCGGCAAGGACACGTCTGGAGCTGGCTGAACCTCCAAGGTCGTTTGACCCCGCCCTACCTAGCTCCGTTGGTCGAGGCCGCGACTGGCGTCAGCTGCGAGCTTCTCCGACCGGATCTTCGTTGGGACCGGGATGCCGAGGGGAGGGTGATCGCCTACGGCGTGACGTTGCAGCCAGTTGAGCCTGGAAAGAGCAGGGCAAAGCAGTAGCGGCTGGCCGGCGGCACCGAACGAAAAGCTCGCCCGAAGGATCGGGCGCGAGGGGGCAAGGACGGCGACCACCCTGCATGTGGAAGTGGCCATGCAGGTGTCTGGCGCTACGAGCGTGGCGCGCTCGGGGGACAACCCAATGTCCAGATACAACGAAGCCCCCGCTGTCGGGCAGACAGATGCGGAGGCTTCGTTCAGAGCGAGGCCACTATGCCACACGCAACTTCTCGGGAAAACCCGAAGTCCGGTCCGCGCCACATCAGCGCGGTCATGAACGATGCCGTTGAGAAGATCAGGGAGCGACAGGCGAGGCCATTGGTCCGCCTGCGGGAGCGCTTGCCTGACGGCCGCATTGCCGTGGAGGTCTACGACCGCAGCCGTCGGGGCGATGAGCCTACCTATGACTTCTACTGCTCGGGCCCACAGCAGGCGCTGGAGTGGATCCAGCAGATGTCCAGCAAGCGCTGGGTCACCACGGAGCATCTGGGGGCCTTCGCTACCTTGATGCTTGCCGCGTTCCCGGAAGTATCGGGGGCTTCGGCATGAGCTTTGAGGCGATGGCCTGGGCGGTTAAATGGAAGCTGCCGGCCCAGCAGAAGCTGGTCCTGATCATGCTGGCCAACCGCACCAATGCGGATACGGGTCGCTGTGATCCTTCCCATAAGAAGCTCGCTACTGATTGCGGAATGAGTGCCGATTCTGTGAAGCGTGCGATCTCGGGTCTCGAGGCCGCCGGTCTTCTTACCATCATCCGTAGGACCCGTGAGGGCGTGAGTTTGCCTAATCATTACACCCTTCATTTGGGGGTGGTGGGTGCTGACAGCACCGACGGGTGGGTGCACACAGCACTCAGGGTGGGTGCTGACAGCACTACAAAACAGGAATCTAAACAGGAAGTAGAAACAGACTCGTCGCCTGACGACGACATGGATGTCGATGAGGGAGAAGAAGGTCAGAAGGATCTGCTCGGAGCCAAGCCGGTCAGTGGCTGCCCACATGAAGCGATCATCGCTGCCTATCACAAGGAACTGCCGAACTGCCCTGAGTTGCGAGGCTGGAGCAAGAAGCGGCAGGATCACCTGCGTGCGCGTTGGAAGGAAGAACCGTGCCGGCAATCCGTGGAATGGTGGCGCGGCCTGTTTGTGTGGATGCGGGACAGCGATTACCTCATGGGCAAAGTGAACGGCTTCCAGGTGTCCTTGCCCTGGTTGATCAAGTCCGAAGAGAACCTGCTGAAGGTCATCGAAGGCACCTACCACAACAACCGCAAAGGGGAGCAGGGCTGATGCGCTTTGACCCCAATCTCCCGCCGCATAGCATTGAGGCAGAGCAGGCGGTGCTAGGGGGCCTGATGCTGGCTCCGGAAGCGTGGCCGCTGGTGTCGGACACGCTGTCCGCTGAAGACTTCTACCGTCACGACCACCAGCTGATCTTCGAATCGATCCGGGTGCTGGCGGAGAGGCAGCGCCCGTTCGATGCGGTGACCATTGGCGAGTGGTTTGAATCGCGGGGTAAGCTGGACCTGGTTGGCGATGGCACGTACATCACGGAGCTGGCTAGCACGACGCCGTCGGCTGCCAACGTGGCCGCGTACGCTGAGATCGTTGTGCAATACGCCGGCCGTCGTCGATTGGCTGACGTTGGCCGCAAGGCAGTGGAATGTGCCCGGCAGCAGGACGGACGCGAGTTCCCCGAGCTCCTGGCGGAGCTGACGCAGGACATTGCCGGGCTGCAGCCGGCCCAGCGAGGCGGACTTCGGCTTGCCGGTGAGACGATGATTGGATGGTGGAAGCGGTGGCAGGATCGCTACCACTCAGGCACTGCTTTGACCGGGCTTGAGTCGCCCTGGGCCGAGTTCAACCGGGTGACCCATGGGCTGCAACCGTCGACTGCGTATCTGATTGCCGGCCGGCCCAGCATGGGCAAGAGCATCACGGCTCTGAACCTTGCCGTCTTCAATGCCCTGCGCGGCGTCACCGTCGGCATGTTCAGCCTGGAAATGAGCATCGACGATTGCCACAACCGCAATGTGGCGAGCGTAGGTCGCATCCCTCACGACTGGGTGATCAAGCCATCGGCCACGTGCGAGGACAGTGAGCTCTACCTGGACCGGATGACTCCGACGATTCGTGATCTCAAGGCGGCGCCGCTTTACATCGATGACACTGCCTCGATCAACGTGCGCCAGTTCGAGGCCCGCGCCCGCCGTATGCACCAGCGCACGCCGTTGCAGCTTCTGGTGCTCGACCACATCCACGACTTCGACGTGGATCCCCGCATGGCACGCTTCGAGTACGGCCGTATCCTGCAGAAGGGCAAGGACCTGGCGAAGGAGTGGAAGATCCCGCTGGTGGCGCTTGCCCAGTTGAACCGGAGTGTCACCGGGCGCACTGACCGACGCCCGACCCTGTCCGACCTGCGTGAGTCTGGAGAGCTCGAGCAAAAGGCCGACGTCGTCGTGCTGCTGCATCGCGAGGACTATTACGACACCCCCGAGCAGCAAACCCATCTGCAGGGCGTCGTGGAGATGCACTTCGCGAAGGGTCGAAATATCCGCGCCGGCGAGCGGATCAGCCTCCAGAACCGCTTCGATCAGATGCGAATCGATGATTGGGACGGCCCGTTGCCCCGAAAGCCAGAGGCCGCGAATGATGATCAGCCGCCGCGCCGCACCAGCTATGGCCCTGGACGTCAGTCCTACGGGGGGAGCGGTCGATGACCTTCATCCCGACGGGATCCCAAGCGCTCAGACATTTCGCCGATACCCTCGACCAGCAGGCTCAAAGGCTTGACCGCTTGCTGTGGCGTGATCGCGGCCAGCGTTCAACCACCGCCGAGGCTTACCGCCTGTCGGCCTCGCTTGCCCGGCAGCAGGCAAGAAGGTTGGAGGGGCTGGAAGGACAGCACCAATGTAGCGGTCGAGGGATGGAGATTTCTCATCAACCAACACCTCAATCAGAATCGGAGTATCCAGATGAGCACTGACAAGCGACCAATAGAAGAGCGCATCGCTGCTCTGATGGGGAAGTCTGCCTACCGCGACCTTCGCGACGGATTCCTGGTCGGTGGGCTGCCTCGGTTCACCGATCAGGACGTCGCTGCCGCCATCGGCGCAGCCGCACGTGCGGCAGGAAGGGTGGGGGTGATGGCGCTGGAGACCTATTACGGCTCGACTCTGTTGCACCAGACGGCCTTGCTGAGGGAGTGGGAACATGCCGAAAGGAAGGAGGGCGATACCCGTGAGCAAATCGTCCTGACCAGGTTTGGAGGCGCCTTGGCCATTCAGCAGATGGCGGGGGGAAAGGTCACTGGTTCCGACTACAGCGAGTACGCGTACCTCATCTTCTCCCGCCGTGAGAAGCTCGAGGCCAGGGTTAGGGCAGCGGGTGCGTGGCTGGAGGAGCAGCGATTCACAGCCCTGCGGGAGGTCAAAGTCCAGCTTTTCCACGAAGCGGCTTGACGGGACGGAAAACACCCCCCAAAATCCCATCATGCGCTTCCTGCGCGCTTACCAAACGGCTCGCCAATCGGCGGGCCGTTTGCGTTGGAAGAGGCATAGCGGTCTACGCAAGCTGTATTCTATATGGTCTAAAGGCGCCGCCTTAGCGGCCAAGTTCAACGGAACATGTTGCTATGAGAGGCAAATCCCAGATGGGCGTGCGAAAATCCGCGTCGGGCCAAATGGATGGCTCCAGACATCAGGGGAAGGACTTGAAGATCATTTCGTTTTTTAACCACAAGGGTGGGGTTAGCAAGACGACCTCGACGTTCCATGTGGGTTGGAAGTTGGCAGAACTCGGGCATAAGGTTCTTCTCGTCGACGCCGATCCGCAGTGCAATCTCACTGCCCTTGCTCTCGGCTATACAGACGACGCTGACATTGAGCAGCACTACGCGAAGTATCCAATGTCAGACGTCTATGCCGGACTCAAGCCGGTCATCGACGGTGATCTGAGGCGTTTGGAGCCGGCCGAGCCTGCAGCGACTGCCAATCCGAACCTCTTTGTGCTCTGCGGCAACATCGCGCTATCAGAGGCCGAAACGCAGCTTAGCGTGGCACTTACCACGCGAAACTCAATCCCAGCCATCCGAAACTTGCCTGGCAGTATTGGCGAGTTGATCCGATTGACTGGTGAGGAAATCGGCGCGGACTTTGTCTTGGTGGACATGAGTCCCAGCGTGGGTGCGCTCAATCAGTGCATCTTGATGGCGAGTGATCATTTCATCGTTCCGACTGCGCCTGATTTCTTCTGTGTGCAGGCCATCCGTTCGCTATCGAAGACGATTCCTCGCTGGTCGGATGAGATTGATTTCTTCCGGGATAGGGAGCTGATCTACCCGATTCCCGAAGAGCCGCCGGTGATGCTTGGCTTCTTGTCGCAAAAGTATCGCCCACGAAACGGTGCGCCTGCCAAGTCGTTCCAGCAGTGGATCAACAGAATTGACGAGACAGTCGACAATGAGCTGGCGCCTGCGCTGAACGCCAAGAAGATGATCGTTTCATTCAAGCGCTTCCAAGCAAGTGTGAATGAGACGGGCCCGTTCAATCTGGCGAATATCTCGGACTTCAATTCCCTTGTGGCGCAGTCTCAGAAGTACAGCGTGCCCGTGTTCGCGCTTTCCGATGCGCAGATTGAGCAGACTGGAGAGATCCTGCAAACGATGAAGGCGAACCGCGAAGAGTTCGGTCGTGTGTTCCAGCATCTGGCTGAGTCAATCATTCAGCTGACGAACTAGCCAACTGTTACTTCGAATCCAAGCCCCGGCCCAGCCGGGGCTTTTCACTTTGTATGGAATTTAGTAGTCCTCCAACGCGTCCAGAAGAACGGCGCGGGCTTGCCGGGCATCGGGCTCAGCGGCATAGCTCTCCGAAAGCGTAATCCCGGTGACGATGACGTTGACCTGGTAGCGACTGCTGCCGGATTCCGGCCCGTTGTCGATTACGTCGCTAATCGCACTGATGTGGGCGAGGCGCACGGTAGACATCGCGAAGTATGTGAATTCGTCTGCGGCCATGTTTGAGTCCCTTGTGTGATGGAACGCCCATCGTGCTCCACAAGTTGAGCAAGCACAAAGGCAGCTTCACTAATTAGCTGAAACCCTTACATCCGGCTCAGTCCGGGTTCTCTGTCTTATGGAGATGCCATGACGCAAATCACTCCCCAACAGGCTGGCGGCGTGAACGTCGTGGCCTTCCTCGACATGCTGGCTTGGTCCGAAGGTACGGACAACGACCGGCAGCCGACCAACGACCGCGGCTATGACGTGCTGGTCGGTGGCGGCTTGTTTCGTGGCTACGCAGACCATCCGCGCATGGTGGTGGATCTGCCGCGGCTGAAGATCCAGTCCACCGCAGCCGGCCGCTACCAGCTGCTGCGCCGCTACTACGACGCCTACAAGAAGACGCTCGGCCTCAAAGACTTCACGCCGCTGAGCCAGGACTTGATCGCGTTGCAGCAGATCCGGGAGCGCCGCGCGCTGCCGCTGATCCAGGCGGGCAAGATCCCGGAGGCCATCAAGGCGGTCCGCAACATCTGGGCGAGCCTGCCGGGCGCAGGCTACGGGCAGCACGAACACAAGCTTACCGACCTGTTAGCCGTGTACCGCAAGGCCGGCGGGACGGTGGCGCCGTGACCGAGCCTGTGAGCACCATGAAGATCATCGTCGGGACCTTCACCGCAGCCGTCGTGGCGCCAGCGACTGCTGACGCGCTGCGCGAGGCCGAACGGGTGATCCTCGGCGTACCGCAGTCTGTGCTGCTGGTGGCCATGGCGGGCGCCCTGATCGGCGTCCTGCTGCTGCCGGAGCAGGATGCGGAGCGAGTCGCGGCGGACGCCAGCCGCCGGCGCGGTCACCGCTTCCTGCAGACAGCCGCGCGCTGGGCTGCCTTGGCCGTGGCGGTCGTGGCCTACGCAATCGTGGCGGCTTGGGTCATCGCCGTTGCCGCGTCCATCTGGCCGGCGTTGGCGGGCGCTCCGCAGCTGCCCCTGGCCGGCCTGTCGGGCGTCCTGATCCGCCGGCTGCTGCCCGGCTACGTGCGCATGGTGGAGAAAGCCACCGGCGCCATCGGAGGCGACAAGCCATGAACGTAGTGATTCGATTCCTTCGCGCGCTGTGGACGCTGATCGTAGGCGCCGCTGCCGACGCGCTGCAGTGGCTGAGCAAGCCCGGCAGCAAGGTCAAGCTGGTGTGCGCCGTGCTGGCCTTCGGCTGCATGGTGTCCGGGCTTACTGCTTGGGAGAAGGAGCAGAAGATCCGTGACCTGAGCGCCCAAGTGGTCAAGGTCCGGGCCGACTGGCAGGCCGACGCTGCCCGACTGCAGGCGGACGTGGACACGCGCGATCAGCGCCTGGCCGAGGTCGCCGCCGCTCTGAGGGTGGAGGCCGAGAAGCTGGAAGCCCTCAAGGCAGAGAGCGCGGCAGCACTCCAGGACCTGGCTGGAAAGATCGAGGCATCCGAGAAGGAGGCTTCCACCTGGCGCGGTCGCTACGAACAGCGGCCCGATACCTGCAAGGCAGCACTGGAGCTGCTCGATTCCGCCTGCCCGGCACTGAAGGGGTACTGACATGCGCGTCCTCGTGGTTACTACCGCTGCGCTGCTGGCGGCATGCCAAGCCGCACCGACCAAGCAGAACCCGCCACTGTCAGCCGTCATCAAGGTTCCGGTGGCCACCTACATGCCGATCGACGCCCAGCTGCGCAAGCGCTGCAAGTGGGGCCGCGAGGCGCCGCCGTCAGCGGTGTTCGACGTGAGCAATGGACGTAAGCGATGCCTGGTGCAGTACGAGGCGCAGCTCGACGCCATCGACCAGATGCAGGGCAAGCCTGTGCCAACGGCCGGTGAGCATGGCTCGCGGCCGTAGGACAAGGCAGACCGGTGGCAGCGCTTTCGCCCATCTGTACGGCACCGCGCGCTGGCAGCGAACTCGCAAGGCGCAGTTGGACCGTGAGCCGCTGTGCAGCCGGTGCAAGGCTCGAGGCCATGTCACGGTCGCTACAGTGTGCAACCACACGAACGGACACCCGCCTGGAGAGACGGAGGAGATGTTCTGGACTGGACCCTTCGACAGTCAGTGCGCCGACTGCCACAACGTCGATCAGGCGCGTCTGGAGCGGGGTGCGGTGCAGGTCCGAGGGTGCGATGAGGACGGGTGGCCCATCGGCGGATGACCTGTTCCACGGTCCATTGTTCCACGCGAAGGGTAGGGGGGGGTGAAAAGTCTGAGCCGATCGCGGCCTAGACCGACCGTTCCCCTAAATTCGCGTATCCACAATTCACGGGACGACCCTCGAACGGGCCATTCCTGCCAAGAAATCCCGCATTTCCCCGAGGAATTCATGCCAAGGCCCCGATTGCCCGTCGCAAAGGCTGCGACAAGCGGCGCCGCCATCAAGAATCCAGGCCGTCATGCCGGGAGGAAGAGACCGAAGGGCACGCGCCCATTGGGCGAGCCGTTCAAGACCATGACAGCGGCCGAGAAGCGGGCGTGGAAGGAATTCGCATCGGAAATGTCGTGGCTCAACTCCAGCCACCGGGTGCTTCTCCGCCTGGCGTGCCTCTGGACGGCGCGCATGGAAGACCCTAAAGCCGAATTCGGCGTGTCAGCAACCCAGGCGCTCAGCTCGATCCTCTCGAAGCTGGGCGCCACACCTGTGGATGAATCGAAGGTCTCGCATGGCGGTGACGAAGAAGACCAGGGCGAAGAATTCTTCGGTGGCCCCAGCTCCGGCCGACCGCACTAAGGCGTATGCGCTGGATGTGGTGGCTGGCCGGATCGTTGCCGGCCCTCATGTCCGAAACGCCTGCCGGCGCCACCTGCAGGATCTGATAGAAGGCCCCGAACGGGGCCTTTACTTTGACCACGGGGCTGCCGAGTACGCGTTCCGCTACTTCGAGAACGTCCTGATGCTCTCCGAGGGTCAGTTCGAGGGCCGGAAGTTCGAGCTACACCCTTCGCAGGCGTTCATCATCGGCTCGCTCTTCGGCTGGAAGGGCGCAGACGGGCTTCGCAGGTTCCGTCGCGCGTACATCGAGCAGGGAAAGGGCAACGGAAAGAGTCCGCTGGCCGGTGGGCTGGGCCTGCTGGGGATGACGGCCGCAGGCGAGGCCGGCGCACAGATCTACTCGGCGGCAGCGAAGAAGGACCAGGCGGGCATCCTGTTCGCCGACGCGGTGAAGATGGTCAAGAAGTCGCCGCTCCTGGCCAAGCGCATCGAGTTCGCTGGCGGTGAGGGTCGGGAGTTCAGCATGGCGCACCACGCCAGCGCGAGCTTCTTCCGGCCAGTGTCGCGCGACACGGGGCGGACCGGCTCCGGTCCTCGACCGTTCTTCGTGCTGGTCGATGAGGTGCACGAGCTTCCCGACCGGCGAATCATCGAAATGCTGGAGCGCGGCTTCAAGTTCCGCCGCGAGCCGCTGCTCTTCATGATCACCAACTCCGGCAGCGACCGGACCTCTGTGTGTTGGGAGGAGCACGAGCATGCCGTCAAGGTCGCCGCCGGTCATACCGAGGCGGTGAACGATCCGACCTTCGTCGGCGACGTTATCGACGACAGCACCTTCAGCTACGTGTGCAGCTTGGACGACGGGGACGACCCCCTTGAGGATCCTAGCTGCTGGGCGAAGGCCAATCCCCTGTTGGGGGTAACTATCACCGAGCAGTACCTGGCGGGCGTGGTGGCTCAAGCCAAAGCGATCCCCGGGTCACTGAACGGCATTCTTCGTCTGCACTTCTGCGTGTGGACCGATGCGGAGACCGCCTGGATGACGCGCCCAACGCTGGAACCGGCGCTGGCCGACTTCGACCCGCGCATGCATGAGGGGCGCAAGCTCTACCTCGGCCTTGACCTGTCGCAGGTCCGCGATATCACCGCCATGGCTGCGGTCGTGGAGACCGGCACAGTCCCGGTGGAGGTGGAAGTCGAGGGCGAGAAGCTGATCATCGAGAAGCCGACGTTCGACGCCTGGATCGAGGCTTGGACACCCGGAGACACGCTGGATGCGCGGCAGCTGCAGGACAAGCTGCCCTATCGCACCTGGGTCAATGGCGGATTCCTGCATGCGCCGCAAGGGCAGGCCATCAACTTCCGGCACGTGGCCCAGGTCATGGCCGAGTACGACAGCCGCTATGACGTGCAGCTGGTCGCGTACGACCGCTACGCGTTCCGCCGCTTCGAAGAGGAGGTCAACGACATTGGCCTATCTGTGACCTTCGCGGAGCACCCGCAGGGCGGTTGCAAAAAGGGCAAGCCGCTGGAAGCGGCGGTGGAAGCCGCCGAGCAGTCGGGGCAGCCCGTACCTGAAGGCATGTGGATGCCCGGATCGCTGCGCCTGCTGGAAGAGGCGCTGCTGGAGGGTCGCCTGCGCCTGCGCCGCAACCCGGTTCTGGTGTCCGCAATCATGTCCGCCGTCATCGAATCGGACCGCTGGGGCAACAGCTGGCTGTCGAAGGCCAGATCGGCAAACAAGATCGACGCCGCGGTGGCCCTTTGCATGGCCATCGGCGCGGCACACGCCATGCCACCGGATGCCGGCGGCATAGACGACTACCTGGAAAACGGCTTCTTTGGACTGATCGGATGACTACCTTTCGCTGGTACAACCCGCTGAGCTGGCGGTTCTTCGGATACGACGACCCTGCCACCGGCAACTACGTGGAGGTCGACCTATCCACCGGTGGCCGAGGCACCAAGGCGGGCGTCCGGGTGACGCCCAAGAAGGCGCTGACGGTCAGCATCGTTTGGTCGTGCGTGAAGGTGCTGTCCGAGTCCGCCGCGGGTCTGCCTTGGAAGCTGTATGAGGACAAGAGCGGCGTGCGAGCGCTGGTCAAGGGAACCAGCCCGCAGCGCCGACGGCTGCTGCGCCTGTTGAGCAAGCCCAACCCCTTCATCAAGTGGTTGGACCTGATCAAGGCGGTTGTGGTGAACATGGCCTTGCGTGGCAACGCATTCATCATCATTCGACGTGATGACAGCGGTGAATGGATCGGCCTGATTCCGGTGGGGGTGGACAACGTTCGAATCGACACCGACGACGGCTTGGTTTACTGGGCGATCATCAACGGCAGCGAAACCCCGGTTTCCCCGGAGAACATGCTGCACTTCAAGCTGTTCAGTTCCGACGGCATCGTTGGCCTGTCACCGGTGGAGTACCAGGCTGAAACCATCGGCCTGGCGCGCGCTGCGCAGGATTGGTCCGCCCGCTTCATGCGCAAGGGTGGCTTTACCGGTGGATACATCATCTATCCCGGCTTCCTGACGAAGGAGCAGCAGGCGCAAATCAAGGCGAAGCTGCCTGATATCCGCCAGGGCGATGTGGACGACCTCGGCAAGATGGCCATCCTGCAGGGTGGGCCGACGATCACGCCGGCCGGCCTGACCCAGAAAGACAGCCAGTTCATCGAATCGCAGCAGTTCCAGGAGGAGGCGCTCGCCGGTATCTGGGGCGTTCCGCTGTACCTGACCAACCGCGCTCGCTCCACTTCGGTGCTGGGCTCCAATTTGGAGCAGCAAACCAGCGGCTTTGTCACCTTCGGCCTGAAGCCTTACCTCGACGCGATCGAGAGCGAGATCAACGACAAGCTGTTCGCCGATGGCGACATGTTCGTGGAGGCCGTCGTAGAGGGGCTCCTGCGCGCCGACAGCGGAGCGCGAGCCAACTACTACAAGACCGCCCTTGGCGGCTCCGGCGGCTCGGGCTGGATGGCCATCAACGAGGTCAGGGTGAAGGAGAACCTGCCTGTGCTGGAAGGCGAGCAATACAACCAGGTCACACGGTGGACCAGCAACAAGCCCGATTCCAGTAACGACGACACAACGGGAGATCCCGCCAATGCTTAGCAAGTATTCCTGCCCGTTCGAGGTCAAGGCGGCAGACGATTCCGGCAACTTCGAGGGCTATGCCTCGGTGTTCAACAACGTGGACCTCGGTGAGGACCTGATCCTGCCGGGCGCGTTCGTCAAGGTGAAGACGACTCGGACTGGCCGACTGCGCCTGGCGCTGTACCACAACCTGACCCGGCTGATCGGCGATGCCGAGTTCAAACAGGATGGCAACGGCCTGCACTTGAAGGGCAAGGTCAACCTCAACGTCAGCTACGCCAAGGACGCCTACGAGCTGATGAAGGCCGGCACCTTGGACGAAATGTCAGTCGGCTTCAACACACTGGAGGACGCGATCGAGAACCGCGAGGGCCGGCGGGTGCGCGTCATCAAGAAGGCCGAATTGTGGGAGGCATCGGTCGTCCCCTTCGGCATGAACCCGGAAGCACAGGTGATGAGCGTCAAGTCCGATGTTCGCGCCTTCGAATCGGCCCTGCGCGAACGCATGGGGCTGTCCCAGAAAGAGGCGGCGGCCGTCGCCTCGCTCGGCTTTCCCGCAATCCACCGTGACGGTGGGATTGGGGACACGGAGACCGTGAAGCAGCTGCAGCAACTCGGCACATCCATCGAATCCATCTTCAAAGGAATGCACCAATGAGCGAGAACATCAGCGATATCCGTGAGGGTCTGGAAAAGCAGCTGAAGGACGGCTTCGCCGGCCTGCAGAAGAAGTACGACAGCGCCTCGGCCGAGATCGAGAAGGGCAACCAGGTCACCACCGATCTGAAGAAGCAGATCCAGACCGCCACCGACGAGATCCAGAAGGTGGTCGACAAGGTGCTGAAGCTGGAAGAGAAGGGCATCGGCCTGGGCAACCAGCCCGGTACGAAGAAGGGCTTCATCGACTTCATCAAGGGCAACGACGAGTACAAGGCGCTGCAGGGCCGCGAGAAGTCGGCGGCCGAGATCGAGATCAAGAAGGACGAGCTGGCGTCCATGCAAGAAACCAAGGCCGTCACCAGCGCCGGCATCGTCGTGCCGAACTACGACCCGACCATCCAGCCGGGCATCCGCCAGGAACTGCGCATCCGCGATCTGATCCCGTCGATCTCCGTCACCGGCCAGAGCTACACCTACTTCCGCGAGAAGTTGCATACCCGTGGTGCTGGCCCGGTCGGCGAAGGCGGGACCAAGCCGCAGAGCAACGTTACTTTCGAGCAGAAGACCGACCTGGTGAAGAAGCTGGCGGTCTGGATCCCGGTCACCGACGAAGCTCTGGACGACGTGCCGCAGATGTACGGCTACCTGCAGCAGCTGCTGCGTTACGACCTGAAGCTGGAAGAAGAAGTCCAGATCCTGAAGGGCGACGGCCTGGGCAACAACCTGCCCGGCCTGATGACTGACGCCACGCTGTTCGATAGCGCCCTTTCGAAGGCGAGCGACACCTCGATCGACACTGTCCGCCGCGCGATCTACCAGGTGCGCAAGCAGTCGAAGCTGTCGGCCGACGCCACGGTGATGACCGAGCTGGACTGGATGAACATCGAGCTGGAGAAGGACAGCCAGAACCGCTACCTGTTCGCCAACCTGCAGGGCTTCGTGACCCCGATCCTGTGGGGGCGGCCGGTGGTCGCCTCGGACAGCATGGACGAAGGCGACGGCACCACCACCGGTGGCGAGTTCCTGGTCGCCAACTTCCAGCGCGGCGCAACGATCTACGACCGCATGAGCTTCCTGTTCAAGGTCGGCCTGATCAACGACGACTTCGTGAAGAATCAGCGCGTGTTGCTGGTGGAAGAGCGCCTGGGCCTGGCCAAGCGCCGCGTCGAGGCATTCGTAAAGGGCCGCTTCAAGCCGCAGGCGTGATAGCGAGCTGATCCCGAACGAGGCCGGCCATGCGCCGGCCTCGCTCTTTCTAGACGGAGCAGGAACATGAAGATCAAAGCCGAATGGGGATTCCGCGGCGACGCCCCGAAGCTCAATGCCGAGTCCGCCGATGTGAAGGCTGGCGACGTGTTCGACGGCGTGGATCCGGAATACGGACACGCGCTGGTCGGCAAGGGCCTGGTGGTACAGGTCCACGAAGGTGCCGCACCCCAGGAGACGAAGCCGGCCCGACCCAGCGAACTGAAGGCGGGCGAGGGCGGCGGTGGTGTCGAAACCACCAGTACTGACGGAGCGATCGACGCTGTAGTCACCCAGCCTGGCGATGGTGAAGCGTCCGGCGGTGCCGGTCCGGCCGAACCCGTCACCGGCGTCGCCGCCTCTGGCGAGCCGACCACTTCCGACCAGGGCGGTGCCGACAAGAAGGCGCTCTTGATCCAGCAGCTCGAGGCCGCCGGCGTCGAGTTCGACCGCCGCTGGGGTGCTGATCGCCTGGCAGCAGTTCTGGCCGAAGCCCAGAAGAAGGATCCCGCCTGATGGCCGTCACCCTCGACCTGGAACTGGTGCGCAAGCAGTGCAACATCGTTGCCGACGTGGACGACGCCCTGCTGCAGCAGTACGTGGCAGCCGCGCTGGCGCACATCGAGCAGCACTGCGACCGGAGGCTGGTCGAGGGTGAGCCGGCCGGCCCGGAGGAGATGAAGCTGTCGCCAGACGTGTTGCAGGCTGCACTTCTGCTGGTGGGGCACTGGGTCGCCAACCGTGAGGCCACTGTGGTCGGCGAGGTATCCACTGAGGTGCAGTTCGGCGTCGAGCGGCTCCTCTGGTATAGGAAGACATTCTGATGCGCGCCGGCTTGCTCAATCGAAAGGTCCGGGTTGAGCGCCCGGCGTCCGGAACGGATGACTGGGGTCAACCAGCCCAAGGATGGGAGCTGGTCGACGAGATCATGGTCAGCGTTGCCGGAGAAACCGGTCTCGGGGCAATTCGCGCCGGCCTCCAAGGCGGCGTCCCGGCATCGATCTCCCGATACAGCTTCATGGCCAGGTATCAGACCGTGAGGGCGCTGGGGATCGATGCAACGATGCGGATCCTTTTCGACGGCCTGGTGTTTGAGGTGAAGGGGATCACCCGTGACCTCAACCGCAGGGATCGCGCCTTCATTGTTACCGAGGAGGGAGGAAACAGCGGATGAGCATCAAGGCGAACGTTGACTTCTCCGACGCGGTGAAGGGGTTGGAGGCACTTCTAGACTCCCGCGTCAGCCTCGCACGTTCCATGGGCGTTGCCGGTGGCCAGGTCATTCGGGATGAAGTGAAGTTGCGTGCACCGGTGGGCACGGAGGAGGGGGGTAGCCGGCGCCCCGGAAGTCTTCGCGACGCGATCTACCTGGCGTACCGTGATGGCCGATCCACCGACAGTCGGCAGATTTACTCGATTTCCTGGAACGCCAAGAAGGCGCCCCACGGGCACTTGATCGAGTTCGGGCACTGGCAAACGCACGCGGTCTACAAGGACAAGGACGGCTCCTGGACGCTGGGTGCGCCGCTGGCGCAGCCCAAATGGGTGCCGGCCGAGCCCTTCGTTCGACCAGGGTACGACGCGTCCCTGGCGCGCGCGCAGGCGGCGATGGTGGAAAGGGGTAGGGAGCGGCTTCCCGAATTGTTGCGTGAGGCGCGAGGAGGCAGCGGATGAGCTACGAACCGTCTCTCCATGCCCTGATTGCACCCTTGGTACAGGGGCGCTTCTATCCCGACGTTCCGCCAGACCAGCCGGTCTTCCCGTTTGCGCTCTATCAGCAGGTTGGAGGCCAGGCCCTGTGGTTCCTCGAAGGATCAATGCCGGACCACAAGCATGCGCGGGTGCAGATCACCATATGGTCCAAGTCCAGGCCCGAGGCCAACACGCTGATCCGTCGTATTGAGGATGTGATCTGTACCGGCGTTCCACATTCCGAGCCCTATGGCGCCGCAGTCGCCATGTACGAGGCGCCCATCAAGGCATACGGCGCTCGTCTCGATTTCGGGCTCTGGTTCCCTGACCCGTAAGTAGCCCACCAACCCCGTATCAGCCCGGCCATGCGCCGGGCTTTTCGTTTTCAACCAGAGGAAGACAACACATGGCACTCAAGCTCCCGAAGGGCACCCAGTTCGGCTTCGCGCCGGTGCTGGCCACCAAGATCGCGACCACTGGCATCTCCAAGGCGGCGCCCGCGTTGGCAAGCATTGCCGCCGATGCAGTCGACACCGACGACGTGGTGGTACTGGAGGTCCCGGGCTGGCCGGCCCTGAACAACCGAACGACCCGGGCTGGCGCCGAATCCACCGGTGCAATCGAATTGCTCGGCACCGACACCACCGATACCACCCTGTACCCGGGCACCAGCGGCGCCGGCTCGCTGCGCAAGGCAGGCGCCTTCATCGACCTGGACCAGCAGGGCGATCCGACCACCGCCGGCGGAGAACAGCAGTACTGGAGCGGCACCCTGCTGGAGGACCCGACCGGGCGTCAGATCCAGATCCCGACCTTCAAGAACGCCAAGACCATCACCATCCCGCTGTACTACGATCCGTCCAAGCCATGGTATCCGGCGCTGAAGACGGTCGACGCCAAGGGCGAACCGGTGGTGTTGCGGGCCAAGCTTGCCGGCGGTGACATTCTGTACTGGTACGGCTACCTGAGCTATGACGGTGACCCGACCATGACCGCGAACACCCCGATGGGCACCACCGCAACGTTCACGGCCCTGGCCGACTCGATCCTGGTGGAGGCGGACTGATGTTCAAGGTAAAGGCCCCCGAGACCTTCAAGGCATCGTTGACCATCGTCGGCCACGGCCGCGAGCAGAAGCTCAACCTGAGCTACAGGCATATGACTCAGGATGCGTACACCTCGCTCCTGCAGCGCCTTGCGGCGCAGGAGACCACGCCGACCCAGGCGATCCTCGACATGGTGTCTGAGTGGGATGCCGATGTGTCGCTGGATACGGCCGGCGTGGATGAGGCCCTGCAGCAGCAGATCGGACTGGACGCGGTGATCATCACCGGCTATGCCCAGGCTATCCAGGTGGCCCGCAAGGGAAACTGATCGAGGCGGTGGGGGCGCTGTACTGGCGCGCCCCCACGGAGGCCGAGCTTGCGCAGGTTGGCCTCAAAGCGAAGCACTACCAGCCGCCGGAGGTGCAGCTGTGGCCCGAGTGCTCGCTGCCTATCGAAATCTTCTCTCGGGTCTCCACCCAGTGGCGCGCAAGCGCCGGAGGACCGTTTGGCCTGGACTACAACGTCGTGTTCCAGGAGCTGGACCGCGAAGGGTTGACCGGTGATCGCTGGGCCGAAGTGATGGCCGCGATCCGCATCATTGAGGGCGCCGCCCTAACCGAAATCAGCAAGGGCTGACCATGACCGACCAATCAATTGGTGCGGCTCGAATCGACTTGGTTGTCGATACGCAGCAGTTCGACAGCGCGATCACTGCAGCAAAGCGCGGTGTCGCCGACATGTCGAGCAGCGCACAGCAGCAGTATCAGCAGCTGTCTCGCTCCGAGCGATCGCGTGTCGATACGCTGGTGCGACAGGCAGACACCCTGGGCATGACCCGGTCCCAGCAGCTGGCCTACAACGCCGCGTTGCGCACTAGCGGACCGGTGTTGGACGAGATCGTGCAGAAGCTGGCCCGCGCGGAGACGGCAGCCAAGCGCTCGGGCAAGGAGCTGAACGCCTATGGCGTCAGCGCGGCCCAGCAGGCAGCAGCCATGCGTGGCGTTCCGGCTCAGATCACGGACATTGCCGTCAGTCTGCAGGGCGGCCAGAACCCGTTGACGGTGTTCCTGCAGCAGGGCGGCCAGCTCAAGGACATGTTCGGCGGAATCCGGCCAGCGGCCGCGGCCCTGGCGTCGCAGCTGCTTTCGATGATCAACCCGCTCACGGCTGCTGCCGCGGCGACTGCCGCGCTCGGAGTGGCCTGGTATCAGGTTGGAGAGGCGCAGCGGCAGGCGGAACTGGCGCTGGTCACGACCGGGAACTATGCCGGGACCAGTGCCGAGCAGATTGCGGCGCTCGCTCGGCAGATGGACAACCTTGGCGGTGTAACGCGGGGAAAGGCTCTGGCTGCGCTGACACAGGTTGCGGCATCAGGACGCTTCACCGGGGAACAGTTCCGCCTGGTCTCGGAGTCAGCGGCAGAGATGGACGGCGTGGCCGGCCAGAGCATCGACTCCACCATCGACAAGTTCAAAGAGCTGGCAAAGGATCCGGTTGAGGGACTGCTCAAGCTGAACGAGGCCGAGCACTTCCTCACCCGGGCGCAGCTCGATAGGGTGACCGCGCTTCAGGAAGAGGGGAGGCAGCAGGAAGCGGTTACTGAGGCGATCCGGATCTATCACGCTAGTCTTGGAGATGTGTCGGCCAAGGCGCGTGAGTCCCTTTCGGGTGTCAGCCAATGGTGGAAGGCAGTAAAGGACGACACGTCATCGGCCTTCAATGAGCTCGGGCGGTACATCGATCTCACTGATCGCCTCCTCACGCGCACCACGGGGGTGAAACGAGGTGCGGTGGCGGAGACGGCATCATTCTTCACCCCGATAGCAGGCCAGGCAAAGCTCGCGGGTGGGTTACTTGGCGCGGCGAACGACTTCGCCGAGCGGTACTGGGGCCTTGGCCCAAAGCCCACCGTCACGATGGCGGGGATCTACGGCAATGGCGCAGAGGAATCGATCGACAGCGCTGGGGAGCGAAAGCGCCTAGAACAGCGGAAGAAGGCCCAACAGGAATGGGATCGTCTGGCCGGGCAGAACCTGTCCAAGCGCCAGAAGCAGCTCGCCGAAGAGGCGCAGATCGTCGCCCTGGGCAAGAAGCTCGGCAAGGATCAGGCTGATATCGACCGGGAAGTCGCTGCTTCGCGCAAGCAGTTCGCTGAGGCAGAGGCGCGCCGCGGTGGTGGCTCAAAGACGAACCCGGCTACGGCGATCGTTGCCAGAATTCAGCAGCAGGTAGCTCTGAACAAAGAGCAGTCAGGCAGCGAGGAGAAGCTAACTGTCAGCCAGCGCTTGCGGGTGCAGGTGCTGGAAGAACTGGGCAGGCTGGGGTCCAAGATTCCCGAGGCGGATCGGAAGCGCATCAGGATGATGCTGGAGGAGCTGAAGACCACTGGCGAACTTGTGGAGGCCAAGGACAAGCAGAAGAAGACCCTGGAGGCGCTCACCCGGCAGCAGGCCATCTTCGACCAGCAGGCCGAGTCACGGCGCAGGGGTAACGAGCTGGACCTGATGAGCTACGGACGCGGCCAGGATGTCGTCGCCCAGCTTCGCAGGCAGATGGACGTGCAGCGGGAATACGAGGACGAGCTGAAGCGCTTGGGCGACCGCCAGGTGGCCACCGATCAGGACCAATGGGACCAGCAGGCGGCGAATGCGGCTAGGCACAGGGACGAGCAGCTGCAGCTGGAGATGGACTACCAGGCGCGCCGGCTTGCCGCGATGGGAGACTGGCGCAACGGCACCCGAGCCGCCTTCGAGGATTACGCCACGGAGGCGAACAACGCGGCTGGCCAGGCCCACTCCGCGCTAACGAACGCATTCCAGGGCGCGGAAGACGCTCTGGTTCAGTTCGCCATGACCGGGAAGCTGTCATTCCGCGACCTGGCCAACTCGATCATTGCCGACTTGGCACGCATTGCAGCAAAGCAGGCGATCGTCGGCATCGCCGGGATGATCGCCAGTGCCTGGGGCGGCGGGGTCACTGCCGCGGGGAATGCTGCAGCTACCAGCGGCACTCAGCAGATCAACTCCGATCTTCTCGCCAACATAGGCCGCAATGCCAACGGTGGTGTCTACACATCACCAAGCCTGTCGGCGTATTCCGGCGGTGTCTACAGCTCCCCGCAGTTGTTCGCCTTCGCTAAGGGGGCAGGCGTGTTCGGTGAGGCTGGGCCGGAGGCCATCATGCCGCTACAGCGTGGGCCCGATGGACGCTTGGGCGTAGCAGCGCATGGTGGTGGAACAGGGTCGTCACAGGTGAAAGTGAACGTCGTGGTGAACATCGACGGATCGACCGATGTGTCAGCCGATACCCCGATGTGGCAGCAGTTCGGCAAGGAGATCGGGCAGCTGATCGACATGAAGATCAACGATGCGCAGCTCCGGTCCATGAAGGACGGCGGCGCTATGAGGGTGATGGGGAGAGGTTGATGACCGACACATTCAGTTGGAAAGCCACCAGCCAGAGCAGCGGATCAGCGACTGCGTCGGTGAGGCGTGCAAAGTTCGGGGATGGCTACTCACAGCAGGTTGCGGAGGGCATCAATTCCGTTGCCAGAAAGTACCAAGTGAGCTTCGTTGCGCCCAAGGCGGTGATCACCGAGATCATCGCCTTCCTCGATGCACACGCCGGCATGTCCTTCTTGTGGGACGCCCCGTGGGGAACGGGTCTCTACTACTGCGACACCTACACCGACTCCCACCTTGGTGGCATGACCTACAGCGTCACGGCCACCTTCGAACAGACGTTCCAGCCGTAAGGAGAGAACATGGCACTTCAGCCAATCAATATCGATACAGTCCAGCCGAACGGCAAGAAGGGCGATCCAGCCAGGATCGCCTTCGGGAAGGTCAACGATAACGACGCGTACCTCGATGGTCGGATCAGTACCGTCGCCACAGCTGCGGCCAACGCGGACACGAAGGCGACCAATGCTGGTGCTGCAGCTGCGGCGGCTGTTCCGAAGTCTGGCGGTGAAGGCGGCGCCATGACGGGGACGCTCGTTATGCGAGGCGGCGGAACGGCAGTTCGTCGCGCGAACTTTTTTCACAACGCGAATGCTACGAACGATTTCGGAGCCAAGATCACCCTGTCCTACAACGCCAGCAACAGCGATCTGGCCGGCATGTTCCTGGTCCCTACGGGAGCCAACGGATTCGAATCTCAGCTCCAAGTCTGGTTGAAGGATGGCGATTTCTTCAACTCGGCCTATATCCAAGCGCTCACGGTCACCCGAACAGCTGTCTCCTTCCGGGGCAGTGCCCTATGGCACGCGGGAAACACGACGGTGGATGCCAACAACTTCATCAAGAGAGCCTGAACATGGAGTCCACCTGCACCGCAGCGTTCAACATGCAGCCTGATGGCGAGATCGTGCTCGACGGGGACCATGCTCCTGGCACAAGCATCGGTTGCTCGTTTGATGCTTTGGGCATCGCGTGCGCTCGTGTTGCGACTGGTGTGTATCGGGTAGCTGGTCCGGGGATCAAACCGGCTACCGGGTGGCGCGCGAGCGTATACCGTGACGAGAACGACGAACAGACCATCCGCCTCGCCATCCAGCAGGAGACGGGTGCGGTGCTCTACTCGTGTACCGATCCGGCGACTGGAAAGGCAAAGGACATTGTCTACTTGCTGACGGTACGTGTCGTCGTTGACGCTCCGGAGGTCGCACAAACCGAAGATGCGGAGGTCGATGCGCCATGATCACCGCAGATGCCCAACAGCTCGAGCCAGGCGGCCGCGTCACGGTCTATGAACTGGACTGCACCAGCTTCGGTGCAGATCAGCTCTGGTTTCACCAGCACCTGCAGTCGGGCGTGATCTGGTGGCAGGGCCAGGAATATGGACCTTGGCCGATCAACGCTACCGGCTTCGAGCGTACTAGCGAGCAGCAGCCCAACCCACGGCTTAGGGTCAGCAACATCGATGGCCGGATCGGCGCTCTGTGCCGCATGTTCCAGGATCTGGCCGGCGCCAAGCTGATCCGCCGGCAGACGCTGGTGAAGTACCTGGACGCGGCCAACTTCCCCGAGGGGAACCCGTTGGCTGATCCGGGAGAACACTTCCCGGATGAAATCTGGTACATCGAGCGCAAGGTGGGCGAGAACGACGAAACGGTCGAGTTCGAGCTGACCACTGTGGCCGACTTCAACGGGCGGGAGCTTCCCGCGCGGCAATGCACGAGGATCTGCAGCGCCTTGCTGCACGGGGGCTACCGCGGTCCCTACTGCGGCTACACCGGCTCGGCCTACTTCGATATCAACGACCAGCCGGTCGACGACCCGGCCAGGGACTTGTGCGCCGGCCTGGTCCGGAGCTGCCAACTGCGGTTCGGCCAGGATAAGCCGATTCCGCACGGTGGATTCCCCGCCGCCGGCCTGCTGCGGACCTGACGACCCCATACCCAAGCTCCAGACCATTCGCGCTGCACCAGCAGCACCACAGGGCTCGCCAGGCGCGGGCCTTTTCTATGGGCGAGATCCATGCAACAGAGCACCCTGCAGGCCATCCAGGCGCACGCCGTGGCCGACTACCCGCGCGAGTGCTGCGGCCTCATCGTGGCCGGCTGCGATGGGGAGTTGTACGTCCCGTGCCGCAACCTGGCCACGACTCCCAGCGAGCACTTCCGGCTGCCGGCAGAGGACTTTGCCGACGCCGAGGACAGCGGCGAGGTGATGGCCGTCGTGCACAGCCACCCGAACGCGTCTGCGGCTGCCTCTGACGCCGACCGCGTCATGTGCGAGGCCAGCGGCGTGCCGTGGCACATCGTGAGCGTGGGGCAGTGCCTTGGGGCCGACCCCGAATGTGGCGACCTGCAGACCATAGTGCCCTGCGGCTACGAGGCGCCGCTGGTAGGCCGGCAGTTCACCCACGGCGTGCTGGATTGCTACAGCCTGGTGCGTGATTTCTACGCCCGCAAGCTGGGTATTCAGCTCAGCCAGTACGAGCGGGAAGACGACTGGTGGGAGAAGGGCCAGGACCTCTACAGCCTGGACCGGCTGCAGGCGGAGGGCTTCGCGGTCATCCAGGGCGTGCCCCGCCGCGGCGACATGATCCTGATGCAGATCCGCTCACCGGTGCCGAATCATGCCGGCGTCTACCTGGGCGACGGGAAGATGCTGCACCACATGCACGGGCGCCTGTCTGAAACGGTGGTCTACGGCGGCATGTGGACCGAGCGCACCCGCTACATCGTCCGCCACAAGGAGGCCGGCAATGACTGAGCGCCTGCGCACTGTCCGGCTGTACGGGCGCCTCGGCGCTCGCTTTGGCCGCAAGTTCCAGCTGGCGGTGAACAGCCCGGCCGAGGCCATTTTCGCGCTCGGCATCCTGCTGCCCGGCTTCCGGCAGTTCCTGACAGGCTGCAAGGACCAGGGCATCGAGTTTGCCGTGTTCGTCGGGCGGGAGAACCTGAGCAAGGCGCAGCTGCACGATCCGCCGGGTGCCGACGATATCCGCATTGCACCGGTGCTGGTCGGCTCCAAACGTGGGGGTGCCCTGCAGACCATCGTCGGTGTGGCCCTGATCGTGGTGGCCTCCATCTACGGCGGTCCGGGCGCCGGCGCCGCAGCGGCCAAGTTCTGGGGCGCTGTCGGCGCGGCCGGCTGGAGTCTGGCCATCGGCGGCGTGGTGCAGATGCTGTCACCCCAGCCCCGTGGCCTAGGGACGAAGGAGGCCGCCGAGAACACGCCGAACTACAGCATGAACGGGCCTGTGAACGTGCAGGCCCAAGGCAACCCAGTGCCCGTCGCCTACGGCGGCCACGACACAAAGGGGATGGTCGTCGGATCCGTGGTGATCAGCGGCGGCATCTACGCGGAGGACCAGCAGTGAACCGAGCCGTCAGCTATCAACACGATCCGCTGGCCCTAGCGTGCGTTGATGTGATCGGCGCAGGCGGCAAGAGCAGCACCAATGCTCGCACGCCGGTGGAGACCCCGGACAGCCTGCACTCGATCTCCTATGCCAAGGTGCTGGACCTGGTCAGCGAGGGCGAGATCCGGGGTTTGGTGGCCGGCAACCAGTCCATCTACCTCAATGAGGTGCCGATCCAGAACAGCGACGGCAGCTTCAACTTCAACGGCGTGAAGGTCGAGACGCGCTCGGGCACGCAGGACCAGGAGTACATCCCGGGCTTCCCGTCGGTCGAGAACGAGATCGGCGTCGGCGTCGAGCTGCGCGACACACCGGTGGTGCGAGCAGCCTCCGGGCAGGATCTGTCTGCGGTTCGGATTCGGTTTGGTGTTCCCGCCCTGCAAAGGCAGAACACCGAGAACGGTGACGCCGAGGGCTATGCCGTCGAGTACGCCATCGATCTGTCCACTGACGGCGGCGCCTTCAGCACGGTGCTGAGCAACGCCTTCCGCGGCAAGACCACCACCGAGTACCAGCGCAGCCACCGCATCGACCTGCCGCCGGGCAATCAGTGGCAGGCGCGGATCCGCCGCCTTACGCCGAACGCGAACAGCTCCACCGTCGCCGACACCGTGAACGTGATCTCCATGACGGAGATCATCGACGTGAAGCTGCGCTACCCGAACTGCGCACTGGCCGCGATCCAGATCGACGGCAGCCAGTTCCAGGGCAAGCCGACCACGGCTTACCGCATCTGGGGTCGGATCATCCGCGTGCCCAGCAACTACGACCCGATCGCGCGTACCTACAGCGGGGTGTGGGATGGCACCTTCAAGTCGGCCTGGACGAACAACCCGGCGTGGGTGTTCTTCGACATGGTCACCAACGACCGTTTCGGTCTGGGCGACCGAATCCCGCTGGACTGGGTCAACAAGTGGCGCCTGTACGAGATCGCGCAGTACTGCGATCAGCTGGTCAGCGACGGCATGGGCGGCATGGAGCCGCGCTTCACCTGCAGCCTGTACCTGCAGACCCGGGAGTCGGCCCACAAGGTGCTGCAGGACATGGCCAGCATGTTCCGCGGCATTAGCTTCTACGCGGCGGGGCAGATCATGGCCTCGGCCGACATGCCGAAGGACCCGGTCAATACCTACAGCCAGGCCAACGTGGTCGACGGGAAGTTCACGTACACCGGCAGCGGCAGCAAGGCACGGCACACGGTGGCGTTGGTGTCCTGGTCCGACCCGGACGACTTCGGCCGGCAGAAGGTCGAGCCGGTCCAGCTGCAGGAAGGGATTGCACGCTACGGCGTGAACCAGATTGAGGTGACGGCTTTCGGCTGCCACTCCAAGTCGCAGGCCCAGCGCGTGGGGCTGCACATCCTCTACAGCGAGAATCTGGAGACGGAGACCGTCAACTTCGCCGTGGGTCTCGATGCCCTGAACTGCATGCCCGGTGACGTGATCCAGGTCGCCGATGCGAAGCGCGCGGGGTGGCGCAACTCCGGCCGCATCAGCGCGGCCGCGGCGAGCAGCCTTACCCTGGATGTGGTGCCGCCCTCGATGCAGGCCGGAGATCTCCTGCGGGCGACGCTGCCGGGCGGGAAGACCGAGGCCCGCACCATCAGCGCGGTCAACCCGGAGACGCGCGTGGTGACCGTCTCTGCGCCTTGGAGCGCGATCCCGGTGGTGCAGTCGATCTGGGCGACGGAGTCGACCGACCTGGTGATGCAGCAGTTCCGGGTGATCAGCATCACCGAGGAAGAGGGGCTGACCTATCGAGTCATCGCGCTGCAGCACCGCCCGGACAAGTTCCCGGCCATCGATGACGGCACCCGGCTGGAGCCGCCGCCCATCAGCATCGTACCGCCCAGCGTGCAGCCGCCGCCGGCGAACGTGCGCCTGTCCTCGCATGTGGTGATCGACCAGGGAATTGCCACGCCGGTGCTGACCATTGAATGGGATGCGGCCGACAAGGCGATTGCCTACGACGTGGAATGGCGCCGGGACGATCTGAACTGGGCGCGTGTGGGGCGCGTGGGCACGGCTAGCGCGGAGGTGCGCGGGGTCTATGCGGGCAAGTACCTGGCCCGGGTGCGTGCGGTGAATGCGCTCAATGCGGTGTCGCAGCCGGCCCTCAGCGTCCTCACCGACATTCAGGGGAAGACGGAGCCGCCGCCGGCGCTGACCTCCCTGACGGCAGCGTCAGTGGTGTTCGGCATCCAGCTGGCCTGGGCGTTCCCGCCCGGGGCAACCGACACCCAACGCACCGAGATCTGGCGCAGCGCTGGCCCGAACCTGGAGAACGCTACGAAGCTGGGCGATTTCGCCTATCCCCAGAACCGGCACCGGCTCGATGGCTTGGCCGCCGGCGCGAAGTTCTACTTCTGGGGCCGGCTAGTGGATCGCAGCGGCAACATCGGGCCGTGGTATCCAGCCGGTGCAGGTGTGGTCGGCGAGTCGAGCACCGACGTGACCGAGTACGACGCGTACTTCTCCGGCCTCATCAACAAGAGCGCGCTGGGGCAAGAGCTGCTGTCGGAGATCGAGAGCATCAGCAGTATCGCCCCGTTGATCTGGGCCGCAGATGCCACGTATGAGTCGGGCCAGACGGTGGTGCACGACGGCAAGATCTGGTTGTGGACCGACGCCGCCCCGGGTAACGAGGAGCCGCCTGGCACGAAGTGGAAGAGCGTCGGCGATGCCGTGGCCGAGGCCGGCGCGTTGGCCGGGCGGATCGATCAGCTGGAGCTTGACGTTACGGAGGTGGACGGCAAGGTCACGGCGGTGGGCAACCGCGTAGATGGCCTGGTGGCGCAGTACAGCGCTGAGCACGCCGGCGATGGGGACTGGAACGCGGGCGATGAGGACGCGTTTGCCGGCACGATCACCACGCTGACGGTCATCGCGAGCGGAGACTATGCGCTGGGCAGGCGGGTCGATACCACCGAAGCAGCGGTAGGCGAGACCCGGGCGATGGTGCAGGCCACCTCGCAGGCTCTGGTCGACTTGGACGGACAGATCAGCGCCTCGTACAGCCTGAAGATGCAGATTGCAGCCAACGGCCAGTACTACGCAGCTGGCATGGGCATCGGCATCGAGAACCAGCCGGACGGCAGCTACCAGAGCCAGGTGCTGTTTACCGCCGACCGCTTCGCGTTCGTCAACCTGGTCAACGGGCAGCTGACCTCGCCGTTCGTGATCCAGGGCGGCCAGACCTTCATCAACCAGGCCCTGATCGGCACCGCGTGGATCACCAGCGCCAATATCGCCGATGCCGCGATCACCAACGCGAAGATCAGTGGGGCCATCCAATCCGATGATTACGTGCCGGGGCAAAGCGGCTGGAGAATCAACAAGGCGGCGGGTGGTGGGTTTGAATTCAACGGCTCCGTCGCAGGAGGATATCGAATGAACGTGACGAATCAGGGCATCTACATCTACTACCCGAATGGGAGTCCGGCAGTGGAACTTGGAGTGGTGGCGTAATGGTCGACATTGGTCTTCGGGTTTGGAGCCCGAGCGGATACTTGGAGACTTCGGTTACCACCAAGCTGTCAAAAATGATCGGGTCGTACACGTTCCCGCTCTACAGCCCGGTCAACTCCAACAACAAGTGGATCGCGCCGCCCGAGGCAAACGGGGGGCTCATCGTCAATGACTTTCTAGGCGGTGAGCCCTTCTACTACTTCAGCTGCGAGGGCCAACGATCGGTATACGGAATGCTGGTCCCTTCGGTGACCATATCGGGGAACAGCATCAACTGGAGCTGGGACCCTGACGGGGTGAACTTCCACGTCAGAATGGAGATGTTTCCTGGCAAGCCAACGACGGACACCGTCGGCGGCATCACGCTTCACTACGGGGTGTACAGCTGATGGCAGTCGTGCTCCGCATACGAAACCAAGGAACCGGGCAAATCCAGATTGGGGCTGGCTATCGGAATCTGCAGCTGGCCAAGTCGGGGACGTTGAATACTGGATCCTTCTCCGGCGGCGGGACCGGCGGCTCACCTCCGTTTGCCTCGTGGTCGCCGAGCGGGGTCTTGGCTTCAACGAACGGGACAACGAACCTCCATGTCTGCCGCTACATCAACGATAGCGTGGCGACTACAACGGGATTCACTCTGGTTCAGACCGGTGTGACGTGTTTCGTCTACGCTTCCAACCAGGCGCCGAACAAGACGTTGGAGTACTACACGTTCAATGCTGCCGAGCGTGCGGCCAGTGGACCGGTGGGTCTGCGCATGCGTGGCGAAGACGGCACGGTCTTCTACGACTCCAGACGCAAGGGCCTGCGGGTCCTCCAGGTGGTGGCGCTGCCAACAGTCCCAGGGCCTCCCGTAGAGATCGGCCAGTTCTTCCCAGGGACGAAGATCGGAATTGCCATCCCGTCGCCGCGTTTCTACTACTTCTCACAGTCCCAGGATCGGTGCACCATGAATGCCGACCATTTCCACATGACCAGCGACAACCGGATCTTCCTCTCGCGATTGCAGGTGACTCAACAGACCCTGATCACCAACACGTTCCCGGTGGGCGGCGTGACGATGGGGCCGCAGAACGCCACGATCTTCATCGTGGACCTGACCGAGGTGCAGCTGGGGTTCGGTTGACCCGCGGCTATGCAACCGGCTGCAGTAGGTCCTCGCGGTTGTTCCGCGGCGTGTTCATCGCGCGGCTGACTTGGTAGGCCTCCATCGCCGGCGGCTTGCTACGCTGTTCGTTCATTTTTCTCATGCCATATCGCAGGGTAGTAACGGAAAAGCGTGCACCATCTTCAGGCGGTGAATTCATCGCGATGGAGTGATTTATGTATGAGCGACGTCGAGGGCTACAGGTACGCATCCAGCACCAACTTGAAGGGCTGCGAGCGATATGGATACGGGTCAAGTATCGGAGTGAAAGGCTTCAAGCGATACGGGTACATGCTCGGCGCAGGAGCGACCGTTCTATTGAGGCTGGCTTCTTGCGAGCAGCAAATCCAGCTCAGGATGTTCAGTGAGGCCCGTGCGAGAGTCTAGTGGGACATGATCTAGATTGCTGAAGTTTCTAAATGCAAGCGGGAGCAATTAGCGTAAAACTTGAATGGGCGGCGTGGAAATACGCCGTCCATCATCATTATATTTGCTCGCAGGCGGCTTGGCGCGCTCTTGCTTGAGAGATGCCGTGTGAGCGAAATCGGGGCCTTCATCAGTGAAGCAGGTGGTCCCAGCAACGAGAAGCAAATTCTCTGGCGGCGATCTCATTGCTCATGCCGCCTGATCGCATCTCGAGCCTCTTCACTAGATCGTCAAGCCAGGCTTCACGGCTTCCATGTGGATCTCTTGTGTAGATGTCACATGCGATTTTGATGATGGGTTGGATATCTAGGCCGAAGCTGGCTCCAGGAAATGCGCCGGAGCCGAAGTGCATGCGCCAATAGATGATCTCTCGTTCGACATCAACGAAACTTGTATCCTTGCTCATGGAAATTTCCTCGAATGCACCAAGGTCAGTGTACGCCTCTTGTTGGAATGGGCTCATTCATGTACTTGGTTCAGTCTTCTCTTGGAAAGCGACCAGCAGCTAACGGGGGGAGGCGCATGCTTCCGGTGCGGTGAATCCACCGCGATGGAGTAAAGCTATGAATGACTTCAAACGTGATGCATCCAATACCAACAAGCCCGCTGTGGCGGAACCGGATGCAGGGAAGCAGAAGCAGCAGCAACAGGAGCAAGAGCGCCAGGACAAGGAGTCCAAAGAGCGTAATGCCAATGAAGGCGGAGCTCATAAGTCGAACAAGTAAGTAAGATCGACTGCGAGTAGTTGAAAGAGGGTGGCGCAGGTGTGCGCTGCCCCTTTCTGTAGAAGGAGCGAAGTGCGTGAACAGGTTGAGAGACAGGAGCACAGACGCAGAGGCTTTGATGGTGCGGGTGGCATATCAGCTTCGGAGCCCGTCTGAGACCACGTTGCTGCCATGTAAGAGGTGCCGAAGGCCAAGTCCTGGCGGCTATCTATGTGCCAATTGTCTATGCGACGACCTCGCTGTTCTGATTGAGAACTCGGGGGCTGCAAGTAGATGGCTTTCCTCAGTAAAGATCGCTATCCAGGATGAAGAGACTGTCCTTCGATATGCGAGGAAGGCTGCATCCGAATAGCTTTTTTCTCCTCCGCCTGCAAGTCGGCAGCGTGACTGAAATGGCTTTGAAATTTGAGATTGAACCAATTAGGGAGAAGTGCCATGGGCCTTCAAACCATGCAGTCTAGAATTGAGAGTCGCCTCAATGACTTGATAGAGATATCGCGAGACGGGAAGGCGTTCTATGAGGAAGCCTCGGATCGAATAGAGAGCTCGGAGCTTTCCGATCTCTTCATGGGCATTGCAGGGGTTAAAGGCGAGCTGGTCGAAGAGATCAGTAAAATTGTTTACACAAGTGGTGGTCGCCCCGCAGAGCGGGGGACATTCGTGGGTGCAATGCATCAGTACTATGGGAAGATGCTCGCGGCGTTTGGCGAGACCCAGTACCAATATGTGAAACAGTTGGAGAAGTCTGAAGAGCGTCTCGTTCAGACATTCAACGAAGTTCTCAATGATCCGGACCTATCTCAGGACGTGAAGAGGGAGGTTGCGCGGATGATCCCCAAGGTCAGTGAATGCCATTCCGTGATGGTGAATCGGCTGCAATCGATGCATCCGCACTGAAGTCGAACTTTTCGCAGCAAACTGATACGCCGTGGATGCCCTGCGCGTAGGTCTGATTGCAGGATCGTTGCCCTGGCTTGTCTGGCTAACTTGTTGACCAAGTTCAGTCAATTGCTTGGCACCATCGCTAAGCAGCGCGGTGCCGAGACGGGTTCCGAACGATTCCCAGGCAGACAGCACGGTGTTGGAGCGCACCTTTCTGGGCGTCCTCCCCGCAACGATCAGTGACCTGTTGGCAAAAACCTACGTCATTACCAACCCGGTGACCGGCTAAGAGAGTTTCGAGCCTGGTTGGAAGTTGATGGCGATGATCAAGGCGGCGACAGACACCGTCTATTTTGCGAACCTGCAGCCAGTAGCAGGCGTGGCCTCGCAGCCTAAGGTGGAGCCCGATTTGGCCGGCTAAGGGACTGGCCTTGGTCAGTTGGAATCCGCTGTCAGATTGCGGGGACGATTCGGTGCTTCAGAGAGCTGCGATCTTCATCGTGGACCTGACCGAGGTGCCACTGGGGTTTGGGGAGTCCCAGCCCGTTACATCGCCCCAACAGCCGCTGCGGCCAGATGGCATCCATGTGCTATCCCGCCCGAATCACCGCCCCCTCCCTTGGGACGGCATGGGCCATCTTAGATATGGCCGGCTATTGAGACACGGGAGCGGGTTTGGCGTAAGGCTGTGGGGCTTTGCCAGATGGTGGATCCGAGTATCGTGGAGGACAATCAAACCGACTATAAGCAAGAGGATCAACCGTTGAGCGCTTCCATGCTTCCGAGAATTGTCGGCTTCGATGTGCCGCAGCTACATGAGCGCGTCGATTCCTCTACTGATGAGGCAATCATTGCGTTGTTGGATCTTGCGCCGGGTGCCCGCTGGACTGAGCTCTTCGTGAGGAAGTGCGAGGCGCTGGCGTCTCAGCTCTCCTTGGCAGAAGTCCGGGTTGAAGGCCCCAGGATCTATTTTTACGGGTCAATCAGCGACTCAAGAGCGCTCGCCGATGCGGTCATGTCCATCGTTCACGTGCTGAATGATCAGCTCATGCGAGAAGGGAACGACGCAGCCTCGCGGGAAGAAAACTCCTAGGAGCAAGAGAGGCGCGACCAGCATTGACCTGCGATTTCCGCTGCGCCAGGGTGACCACGGAGACTGGATCGGGCCGCAAGTCTGCCCTCGAGGTCGTCCAGCCATTCTGCGCGTGTTCCGTGCGGGTCTCTGATGTAGATGTCACATGCGAGCCGGATGACCGGGTCAACTTCATGGCGGAAGCTAATGGCGGGTAGCGCACCAGAGTTGAATGCCAATCCCCAATGCGTGAGTTCACGTTCGACGTCAACGAAATCCTTGTTCCTCTTGCGTTCCATATTCTTCTCCTTTTAGAGCTGCACTGTACACCCTTGGAGGCGGCGACCTGTTCATGGCGCTTGTTCATACTGGTGCCAATCGGGCACGGCTGCGTAACAGGCTGAGGGCCATTGTGGGTTGGCAGCAGATGGCTGCATCGGAGTGAGAAATGAACAATTCCCCCCAGAACCAGAACGACCGTCCCAATTCGGATGGCGAGAAGAAGCAGCCAGGCCAGCAGGGTCAAGTGGACGGAAACGAGCTTGGCGGTGAAGACCTCGCCGGAAAGCAAGGTCAGCAACAGCAACAGCAGCAGCCGGGAGGCAAGGAGCGTGAGCAGTCGACCCATGGCCAGGACCAAAAGGGCAGTGAGGGTGGCAATAGCCGCCGTTGACGTCTAAGGAGTGGCCGCGCCCAGCGCGGCTCCTTCTGTATCAAAAGGAACGTTGATATGTCGTCCCATGCTCAAGCTGTGAACTTGATGACGAAGATCATGTATCAATCGCGCCCGGCGACCACGACGACGATGGCTCAGTGCCGGACCTGCCAAGGGCAAAGCCCTGGTGGAATGGAGTGTGCGCGGTGTTTGACTGAAAAGTTGGGAAGAGTGATTGCGAATAGAGGCGCTGCTCTTTGCTGGCTTGAGTCGTTCCTGAAAGTTCAGCGAGACGAAGCACACGTGTTCATATGTGCAAAGAGAGTTGATGCGTCAGCCTTGTAGGAGTCGCATTCTGGCCTGACATTGCGCAAGCGTATGCTCGGTACATCTAGGAGCAACGCTATGAATTTCCCGATATGCATCTACGATCGAACGGGTACTGGGCTCCGGCTTCCTTCCGAGTGGTGGATTGATCTGCAGTCAGATCTCCCCGCTCTAGTGAACGGTAGTGAGCGCATAGATCTGCCACGTTCCTCGAAAGATGAGCGCCCTCGCCTGGATCCTGAAGTTCTCAGTGATCTATCCAGACGAATCCGGGGCTCGCAATGGCTAGAGTAGATCCAGCCCAACCGCCAGGCGTGCGTTGGCTTTTCTTCCGACTTCGCAATGGGCAGTCGATCAGCCCGGCTAGGCTAATGTCTGTCTGGTGCGAAGCTACGGAATCAACCGAGTGCGCAGTCCGCCGCGAAATTATTGACGGCGCTGGATACGTATATGCTCTCTATGCGCCGAATGGATTGCGCTCTCCCCGTCGTGTGGAGTTGCGCATGAGGGCACTGCTGGAAGAAGCCGGGTATGCCTTCACGATGGGGAGCTTGGCTGGGAGGCACCCAGCCGACGGCTGAGGTGGAACGCTGACTATGTCACCCGACTTGGCCACGAAGACCGGTCTGGGCAGCATGTGTTGTTGGGTCGTCATGCCTTAGAACGTGGTCGCATTCGACCAAGCGTGCGTTACTGACCGCTTGCCGCTTGCCGCATCCTGCGCATGCGAGCAGGGTGCCTCCTGGCATGGTTTCCAAGCCAGGTGTTCTGGAATACGTGATGTGCCGGCAGTGGTTGCAGCGTACGCTGATTGCGTTCACGCGTTCGATATTGCCTTCGTCGCAACGCACCACATCTATATCGAGAACGTAGAAAAGGCCAGTGTCGGGCATTGCTTAGTACCTAGAACTTTCGTGCATGGTGCATGTCGCTGGGCCTGCATCATGTGACGAAGTTCCGAATTCAGCAATACGCGAACCTGACGCGTTCAGGGCGCGTCCGCCACCTCGCGCTGACATGAACCCGTTGCTGGTAGGCTGGTCCCTCGTCAAGGAGGTGTGCCATGCCCATCAGAGCGGTTGTATACGTGAGCAGCGCCGGCGAGGACATTGTCGGCGACAAGCTAGGCCTGTCCAGCGGAAAGCTGGACCAAGTTGTGGACGACGCGGCCCGGTTCAACCGTAACGCTGGAGTTACGGGGGTGCTCCTCTTCGATGGTGAGCGCTTCCTCCAGTATTTGGAGGGGCCAGAGGATGGACTGTCAGTTGCCTATTCCCGCGTGTTGGGTGCAAGTAGCCATAATGGGATCGTAGAGCTGCAGCGGGGCAGGGTGGGCCAGCGTCGCCTGCCGTTCTGGCCGATGAGATGGCTGCCCGTTGAATCGGATGAGCTTGGGCGTGTGGCTCATGCGGACTGGACCCGATTCAATCAGCGGGGCGATCACCAGGCAGCCTATGCGACTGCCATGGATCTGTTGGTCGGGCTGGTGGAGCCGTACGCCATAGCTGTCTAGGCCCCGTCGTTTGGCTCTCCGATTTGCTCGGTCAGAACCGTTAGCGATTGCTGGAAGGCGGCGGCGAAGAGAGCGCCGCCATCGTGTTTGTGCTTCGCCGCGATGCTGGGTAGCAGGCGCAACCAAGTATCGGTCAATTGCTCGGGCGCCGGGTGGGTCAGGACAGATACCCGCAGCGCATACTCCATTGCCTTGAGATAGCCGCGGTGAACCTCGATCGCAACTTCGCAGCAGTGGAGACGGTCCAGCAGTTCGGAGATTTCATCGGTCATTTTGGGTCCTCGATATCGACTTGATCATCGCGCTCGGGGTCGAACAGCGCCAGGAGTCGTTCGCGACGGCACTGCTCGAGCCAGTGATGCCAGATCTCCATTTCGTCCATCAATCCTGTAGCTCCGCAAGCGGGGCACGTAAGCGTGGTTCCCGTTCGGTCCTTTTGAAAGCCTGTACCCTCAGTCATCGACGACCTGAGCCCACAGTTTTTGCAGGTTGATCGCACCTGCTCCAGGCGGATGATTGCGCCATTTAGCGCAAGCAGAGGCAGGATCGAATGGATCCTGAAAGCGTTGGGAGGGTGCATAGCCGTGCCGCTTGAGGGGCTGGACACGGGAGCAAAGGATTCTGCGCCGGAGAAGAGCCGTGAGACCGTACTGTGCTCGCCCTAAGGTGAACGCTTCATCACAGCGGGCTGAGCGGTGGCGTACCTTCGCAGGATCTGCGACGGCCGGTCGTATCCTTCCGGCCATGTATTCCTCCGCCGGCTTCCGCACCGCCCCAATCCCCTCTGGCTGGGTCCAGACCGGTGAGCGCTGGGCGCTCTGGTACAACGGCCGCGAGACGGCCAGCGTCACGCCCGACGGCGGTCCTGGGGTCCGGCTATGGATGGAAGGCCAGAAGATGTGGCAGGTGAAGGAAGTGCGCGCGGCCAACGTCCGGCAGGCGAAGCGGTACGCCGAGCGCTGGTGTGCGGCCAGGCTCTACCCTGATCTGCCCCTGCGCCAGGCCGTCGCCCGGCTGACCGACAGCACCTCGATCCAACCAGAGCCCTCGCTGCCCGGCCTGCCGCCGACCCGTGAGCAGCAGCAACAGGCCCGACGCCTGGCCGAGGCCGGGTAGTTGGAACTCGCGCGAATCAAGGAAGCGCTGGAACCGCGCCGACCGCCGAAGGAGACCAAGCCTTGGGCGAGGGATCCCAGGAAGGCGTGGGTTAGGGCGGGGCGTACCCATCCAGCTGCAGCCAGTCTTAGAACTTGAGTCTTCGCACAGCGTCAAAATCGCTTTCGTTGCTGAGATGAGCATAGTACTGCTCGGTTGTCGCGTAGTTTGCATGCCCGGCCAATAGTTGGACCCTCCGTAATGACACGCCCGCCATGACCATGTGGGCGCAGAAAGTGTGGCGTAGCCGGTGGAGGCTCCCACCGATTCCCGCGCGCTTGGCGTCAGAGGCGAACCAGCCGGACACCGTATCCTTATGCACGGCAACCAGCGGATCGGGTAGGTGGCGCAGCGCCCAGCGCGCATACCGGTTCAGCGGCACCTCGCGCCACCTGCCCGACTTGGTACGTCCCTGACCATCTTCGTCTGGCTCGCTCTCGATCCTGAGCCTGCGCCCGGCCACCGAATCCTTGCCCAGCCCAACCAACTCGCCGCGGCGCAGCCCTGTGTGCGCCATAAACAGCCACAGGGGCGCTCGGCCGGGGTTCGCACGGTACAGCTTGCGCATCGCGGCTCGGTCGTAGAACCGCACCGCTACGCTGCGGACGCCGCGCGGCGCCAGGGTTTCCTCCAGCGGGTTGAAGTCCAATTCCTTCCACTTCACCCCGCGCCGGAAGGCGGCCTGCAGCCTGCGCACTTCCTTGCCCACGGTCTCAGGTGCCACCTTGTCCTTGGTCAGGCGGTCTGTCTTGTAGGACTCCATTTCCATCGGGCGCAGGGTATGGATAGGACGATGCCCGAAGCGGGCAATGAATAGCCGGACCTCGCTCTTTGCCTTGCCGTGCGTGGTGGGGTGTTCGGCCTTGTACCAGTCCAGATACCACTCCAGGTAGTCGCAGACTTTGGGCTGGCGCGCCCAGATTCGGACACCATAGGTGAGCTCTGCTTCCTTCGCGGACCGAATTCTCTCCGCCTCACGGGCATCGCACTGTCCAATGGAACTGCGGAAACGCCCGTTGCTCTCAGTCCATTCGAGGTAAGCTCGCGCACCTCGCCAGTAAAGCCGCACCGTTGCCATTTCGGTCATCTCGAATCAGGCACTACTTGGCTTGCCTGGTTGCCATGGAGGAGAGAATCACCCGAGTTGGCGGGCGATCTCAGAAGCAGGCTCGTGGTAGTAGATCATCAGAGACTTTAGATCTCGGTGCCCGATGATTCGGGCTAGCTGCAGGATGTCCAACTTCTTCGAGAGCCGCCAGATGGCCTCGGCGCGGCTGTCGTGGAAGTGCACTTCGCGATGGCCCGTCGAGTCCCGGACCTTTCGCCAGAGCGCATCACGCACTGCAGACTTAAGCTGGAAGACGGGCCCGAAGCCAAGGGGAAGTGTCTTCAGGATCTCGCAAGCCCGCCGGCTAAGCGGCACATCTCTCGCGTCGCCGTTCTTGGTCTTGGGTAGGTGAACGTACTGCTCGGATAGATGCACGTTCGGCCAAGTTAGTGACAGGATCTCTCCTGATCGCATGGCTGTCTCCAGGGCGAGCAGGAACGCCAAGCCCGTTCGCTTGGTGGCCGTCTCCGCTGACAGACCCTTGTCAAGCCCGAACGCTGCTATCAGGTCAGCTTCCTCAGCTGGAGACACGCGTCGTGCCCGGCCCTTCGGCTGCTGCGGCCAGCGAACATCCGACATCGGGTTTTGCTTGATCCACTTCCATTCCCGGCGAGCAGTCTCAAACACGGACCGCATCAGGTTCATGTCGCGAGCAACCGTCCCAGGCTGGACCTGCTTAAGCCTTCCATCTCGCCAAGCGATGATGTCCGAACTGTCGATTGCCGCAATTCGCCGGTCCAAGAGCGGAAGCGTCCGTTCCCATGCAGCGATGCGCACCGACTCCCACCGTTCGCCAGCTCGCTTGGGCGCCTCTTCCTTCACGTAGCGGCGCATGGCGTCGCGCAGCGACTTGTCGGGCAGCTTCCCACCTCGAAGTTCTGCCTCTCGCTCAAGAGCCCACTTCGCGGCTTCCTGCTTTGTGTGCTTGGTAGTGGAATCGCGAACGCCCGCCACGTACACCTGCACGCGCCACTTGTTCCCTGATCGTTGGATGCTGGCCAT